GCTGGATTGTTAGGCTTACGGTATCCGCCTCTAGCCATCTAACTTTCCTCGCTTTACAATTTGAACTCTACCACCGCTATTGATATCTAACTTAATAGCAATTTGTACGGCTTCTTTAATACTTGAACCAGCAAACAATGCACCGATTGCATACAGTGAACCACTGCCTACACCATACACACCTGTATTGGTTCTAATTACCGAATAGTCATTGGTAATATGAAATAATTTATTATTTAGTCCAACAATGAATTGAAAACTATCATCGTCTTTTAAAGTATAACCAGTTTCTTCGTGCGCTTTGCGCATCTCAGGTATGAACTTAGATACCATAAAGGTATATTCTTCACTACCATCGTAGGCTGGTGGAGTCCAGCCAAACTGGATTATGTCGCAGTAACGAGATACACCAGCACCTGCTATTACGTACTGACCAACCTTAGATATTTTAGGAACATCAGGACTAATAAAGGGTCTATCACCATCAGTCACTTGACTATCGGCTGCTAGTACAAAACCCTCTTTGTGTTGTACGCCAACTATGGTTGTCATTATTGACCGCCAAGTCTAGCCAATATCTCCTGAAGCATCTGTGGATTGCCAGGTTGAGGGGAAACCCCAGCGGGCGCTGCGACAGGAGCGCCACCCATTGTTGCGGGTTCAACTTGCGCTTCAACTGGAGCACCCAGTCCTGGGGTAGTCTGTGGGGCTCCCATCATCATTTGTTCCATAGCATCTGGAATCTCAGGAGCCTTTGGTTGCTCAGGTTCTTCTTTCTTGAAAACTGCCATAACTGCATCAGCAATTTCGTCACCTTTACGGCGAGCATCAATTACCTTAGCAATCTTTTCTACAATGTCAGATGGGTCTTGTCCCTGTGCTGCCATTTGTGGGATTGCTTGTGATGTAGCATTTAGTGCACCAATAAGTGCTGCTTCCATCTTTTCAATGTCAATGCGTTCCTTTTCCTTGATGACGTTAACCATCCAAGGAAGTTCTTGCATAACAAACTCTGAAGAAATTAGGTTAGCCTGTAGTGCCTGTAGTGAGAAGATAAGAGCACGTGATGGGTCAAGACCTGACATAAGACCGTAACGAACCTGTACGGTGTAGTCACCTTTAATGTCTTTAGTTGCATCGTATTCAAATTTGTAAGGAGCACCTTGGTACATACCAGATACGGTCTTCTTACCTGGGAATAACTTCTCATCCATCTCAAGGGCAAGTGCCATAACTTCTTGGAATACCTCAGCAAAGATTTGCTGTCCTGCTTTGATTTGTGTGTCAAAGCCACCAAGTAATGCTTGCACGCCTGAGCCAGTAATAACACTAGCGTTGATGTTTCCTGAGCGACCTTCTGGATAACGAGCACCCATACGCATTTCTTGCTCTAGGATTGCTTGCTCTTGGAAAGCAACTGAAGGAATTTCTAAACCAACACGGCGTACACCTTGTGGGTTGTTAGTACGCATAACTGCGTCAGGACCAAAAGCAAACTCTTGCAAGTCCTGTGGCACTACTAGCGGAGCATTTACTGACTTCTCAGCAGCATCCATAGCAAGTAGACTAAAGCGAGCACGAGCAATCTGTGCCCAGATGACATCATCAAACTGACCACGTGGGTCGTGTTCGTCAATACCAGGACGCTTAGCAATCTTTACCATTAACTTGCCAACTGGGTTCTTAACTTTACGAAGAGTTAAGTTGCCACGTTGTGGTAAGAACAGAACGGTCTGGTCTTTGTCATCGTACTTGATTAGGTCAAGTAGCGCATTAAGGTCTTGGTTCTGTCGTCCTAGTGGTCCAAGAATTTGTGATTCAAATTCAGGGAACTCTACGACAAGTTCACGAATAGACTTTAAGTAACGCTTGGTATATGAAACGCATCTTCCGTAGCGGTCAAATTCTGGGTAAGCCCCCAATGGGTTTTCTACACGGATGCGTGGCATACGAGCCTCAAAGTCAGGCTCTACAATCACTGGTAGAAAGGCATAAGTATTATACCAATCGGCACCAGTGTACATCTGGGTTTGTAACCCAGAAAACTCTACGTAGTGATTAACTACCATAGTACGAGTTGATGCACGCTTCTTTGCCTGTACTGACGTAATGTCAGATGTATGGCAGTTAAAGGAAGGTAGCGGTGCTAAGATTTCTGCTAGGTCACGTGCTGCAACATCTACGAAGTTTGCAATCATCGGGCGTGACATACCCTCAGGGAACATATCTGGATATACGGAATCCATATCGCCACGGCGTACAGCAGTTACATCAGCCATACGCTTGTCACGATAGGCGTAGCGTTCGCGTAACGCTTCTACCTTGTCAGCAATTTGCTGTTGGTTAAGAGCCATTTATATCCTTATATGGTAATAATACTATTCTGGTAAGCCAGGTCATCTAAGTTAATGACAGTACGTTGTTCCTGTTGTCGTCTTGTTATGAATCTGTTATCTGTGTGGAAGACTTTGATTCCAGATTGTGAAATCATTTCCTTGGCTTTAATCTCACAGAACCAAAGAGCCATAACTACGTCAGTAGGATTCTTAGTATCTGGCTTCCAAGTAATCAACTGATTAATCAAAGCCTTGATACCCTCGTGATACTGAGGGTCTGGTAGTTCAATTAAGTTATCTTTATTAGGCTTACCTTCGCGCATAGAGCCGAACAAGCCTTGCATACCTGCAACACCAAAGTTAGTGTCCCATTTATTCTTACCAGTAAAGTGTTCAGAGAAACGAACACCTCTATTGGCTAACCATCTACGCAAGTCCTCATCAAGGGCAAATGCTTTCTGGTATGCGTTGATTTCAATACGTAGTTCTACAGGTTTGTAGGTATCTACCCAACCTTCGATAAGTTCTTGAATCTTACCAGGAGTAGGTTCTGACATATTGTGTGCGTCTAATACTAGACGTTTACCTGATTGCCTATCAACTGCGTAGGCAACTGCTGCAGTCTTACCTGCCATAGCAGGGTCAATACCAATTAGTGTGACCCATTGTCCGTCTCGTGGATGTCCAGCCGCTCCCAACTTGATAGGACCAGGTTTACGCATACGGTTAATAGCGGCATTAACAAGCGTTGGGTTAAAAATTGCATCATCTTCGATATCCTGTTGCTGATAAACTAAAGCCCAGGTAGATGGCGTTACTTCGCTTCTGCGTTGGAATAGAGCAGGTCCATCCCATTTAGGGTAGTGACCATTCTCATCAGGCTGAGCATCTTCATCGCCATCCCAAGGACGGTCAGACTTAGCCCAGAGGGTTACCCAATCTTCTGGTTTGTCGTGAATCTCAAGTGCGGCTGGCATAGCCAGATAAGTGAACGGCGACTTCCCACCAGACCAATGGTCTGGGTTTCGCAGTTCACGGTATAAATCTACAGAGGACATACGAGTACCTACAATGAGAAGTTTACCATTCTTACCAAGACGGGTAATTACTTCTTTTTGTAGCCACTCTAGTTGCTTCTCCCACTCGTGGGCGTTGGCACCTGTGATTACGTCATCAAGAATAATCAAGTCAGCACGAGCACCGTAGATTTGACCACCAATACCTAATGCTTGGAGCGTGGGGTCTTTTTCCGATGAATCACGTGCTTCTTGACCAAGGTAAACCGTATCGGTTTTCCAAGTATCAGCATCTTGTTTGTAACCACCTGCAGGTCCATAGACCTGCTGTAACTTAGACCAGCGTGGGTGGGATAGTCTTTGCTTGACTGAGTATACGAACTCGCGGGCTTTATTTAAAGTCTTAGATACGATAATGATACGGACGTTTGGGTCCATAGCAATACGATACGTAGAGTAGCCTACAGTGATAACTGTGGACTTAGCGTGCTCTGGTGGTACGTTGATAAGTAAACGATTAGGGTTACCCTTTTCGTACGTCATAGAGTCGTGGAGCCAAGAAGGTTCTCTACCTTCAAGTACGTCAATCCAGTCCATATGGTGAGGGAATACCTCAGAGTCTAAGAACTCTTTTGAGAACGTAGCGAAGTCTACTTGTTTGCCGTTACCTAAAGTCTCGTTTAATAAGAGCGAGCCCTTGGTGCGAGCCTCTTCTAAATCCTTGGCGAACTGTGGGTCCTTGAGCCAGGTCTTTAGTACGTCTCGCTTCTTACCGATAATGCCTAAGGCTACGTTGACATCAATGCCAGTGGCAACGTGCATTAGCACGGT